AAAATCGGAATTGATGGAGTCAAGGCTGCGATTGAAGATGAAGCGTCACAAAATAAACTGGCTCTTGCTTTAGAAAATGCCACTGGTGCAACCAATGCACAAATTGCAGCGACTGAAGGATCCATTCTCAAGATGTCTTTGGCCACTGGTGTCGCAGACGACAAACTTCGTCCAGCGTTGCAGCGACTTGCAATCTCCACTGGAGACATAAGCAAGGCGCAGGATCTTCTTAGTGTTGCCCTTGATGTCGCTACGGCAACTGGAAAGCCGCTCGAGACTGTTGCGAATGCAATTGGTAAGGCCTTCGATGGAAATACTGCCGCGCTAGGCAAGCTAGGAATCGGATTATCCGCAGCAGAACTCAAAACAATGTCTTTTACAGACGTTCAGCAAAAATTGACAGATTTATTTGGTGGAGCTGCTGCTGCAAATGCGGAGACTTATGAAGGCAAAATTGCAATTTTAAAAGTCAGTTTCGATGAAGCGAAAGAAACTATTGGCACTGGTTTATTGCCGATGGTTACTTCATTAATTGACTACATCAACAACAATGTCCTTCCAGCTTTTAATGCTTTCGCCTTAGGATTTAGTGGTAAAGGAAAACTCAAAGACGGAATGACAACAACCGAAACGGCTGCATTCGGTTTCGGAGAAACAGTCAAAAGTCTCACAACGTCATTAAGTAAAATGTTCGGCGTGTTTAATAGCGAAGCCAATACAGGTCAGAGCTCAGGATTAGGAAAGATGATTGGCTGGCTCAATACAATCATTGCAGCTTTGGACAAAGTCGTGAAGTTTGCTTCATTCACTTTAGGTTTATTAGGTGTAATTACTGATCCAAGTAAATGGAGCTTGTCTGCTTCTGAGACGCGTAGTCTTATAGAGTCAAAAATTAGTGGACAATCATTCGCCACGACAGGCGCGCCAGGTGCAATTCGCGGTGGTGGATCATCAGTGCCAGCAATCGTCGTTCCTTCTATGGGCGGCGGAGGCGGAGCAACCGGAACAAGCGGAGGAGCCGGAGGAGGAATTGCATCAGCAGTTGCAGGAGCTATTAGCGTCGCAGCAGGTGGAGGCTTTACCGATTCACAAAATGCAGCTCGTTTAGCTGCTATGGGCGGAGGCGGATTTACAGATTCTCAGAACGCTGCCCGAATCAATCTCACAGTCAATGGCGCAATCGATGCCGAAGGCACTGCTCGCACAATTATTAAGGCTCTTAACGATTCCTTCTATCGTGGCACTGGCGGAGCCTCCGCACTTCAGGCAATCTAATGACGCAGTGGGCTCCAGTCTGGCGCGTTGAAATTGCCGGCGTTGATGTTACCGATTCGGTGTTGGCCAATCTGACGATTACGTCAGGGCGCACGAATATCTACGAACAGGCTCAAGCCGGTTATTGCTCGGTCAATCTCATTATCTTCAATCAAGCTGCATTACCTTACGAAATTAACGACACCATCTCGATTGAAGTGCAAGACACATCAGCCGTCTATGTGCCAATCTTTGGCGGCTCAATCGTGGACATCTCTGTGAGCGTGTCTCAAGTCGGTTCAACGGCTTACACTCAAGAAGTCACCATCACGGCTCTGGGAGCCCTTGCAAGGCTTCAGAAGGCTCTCACAGACGGCGTCTTGTCTCATGACTTTGATGGCGACCAGATAGAAACAATCTTGCGCGAAGTCCTATTGACTCAATGGCAACAGGTTCCGGCTGCTCTTCAATGGGACGATTATGATCCAACAACAACCTGGGCAACTGCTGGCAATAGTGGCATCGGCGAGATTGACACTCCGGGCAATTATGAGCTGGCACAACGCTCATCAAATCGCATCATTATTTACGATTTAGTTGCCGCGCTCGCCAATAGCGGATTAGGTTATTTATACGAATCGGCATCGGGGCTCATATCCTATGCTGACAGTACACACCGGACGAATTACCTTGCAGCTAACGGATACACCGATCTCACTGCCAATCATGCGCTAGGGCAAGGCATCACCATTAAGACAAGGGCAGGCGATGTCAGAAACGACATCACTATCAGCTATGGCCAAAACTCGACAAATCAAGTCAGCGACACAGATCCAACATCGATTGCACTCTATGGCGATTTATCGCAAATCTTTACAACCACCTTGCGACACTTACACGACGCCGAAGATCAGGCCGCGTTCTATCTGGCACTTCGAGCCTATCCGCAGCCAATCTTTGATTCCATAACTTACGCACTGACCAATCCAGAGCTAGACAATGGCGATCGTAATGCTCTTATCAATGTGTTTATGGGTCAGCCAATCGCTCTCAATAATCTTCCAACAAATATGTCGTCCGGCACTTTCCAGGGCTTTGTCGAGGGCTGGACTTTCCGCGCTTCCTACAATCAACTCGACATCACTCTTCTTATGTCGCCATTGGCTTATTCACTGCAAGCCATGCGTTGGAATGACGTGCCAATAAACGAGGCTTGGAATACCGTGTCGCCGACTTTACAGTGGCAATATGCCACAATAGTCTCATAACGAAAGGAAACACCTATGGCTAATCCAACAACAAACTATGGTTTCGTCTTACCGACGGCCACAGATTTAGTAACCGACTTACCAGCCGACTTTGACGTGGCATTGCAAGGTGTTGATACACGGTTAAAAGCATTACAACCTGGCACGACACTTGGCGATCTCGCTTATTCGTCAGCAACGGCCAACACAAATACGCGTCTTGCAATTGGCAGCACATCACAAGTCTTGACAGTGACAGGCGGCGTTCCAGTTTGGGCGACTCCGGCAGCCGGCGGTGGTATGACACTTTTGGGATCTGGAACCTTGTCGGGTGCAACAGTTACAGTATCCTCAATTCCAGGCACTTACAAAAATCTTACGATTATCCTTGATTCAATTACACAAAGCACCACAGCATTTGTGAATATAAGAATAAATAACAGTACAACAAATGTAAATGTGGCGACCACTTTTTCAAGCAATCTTAGTGACAATAATTATGGTGGAACAATTTTTGTAGGCTCAGCCAATTCATCATACAAAATGAATCCAGCGGGCACTAACGCTTTTCAATTTACAATTTACAACTATGCAGAAGCGACGCAAAAAGCCATATCTGGTACAGGTGGATACCAGTACAGCACTGACCCTAATCAAATAAACTTTTTGACTTGGGGCAGCACTACTGATGCAACCGCTTACAACAGAATTGATTTTGTTACGGCCAGCGGCACTTTTTCAAGCGGAAACTACAAAATCTATGGAGTGAACTAATGGACGAAACAACTATAAAAATCCACAATCTAGAAACTGGCGAAATTATTGAACGCCAAATGAACGCAGAAGAATTAGCGCAACGAAAAGAAGAAAACCTTAAAAACGCTAACAGACTTGCACTACAAACAAAAGCCAATGAAGCAAAAATTGCTGCACAAAATAAACTCGAAGCACTTGGTCTAACTGCTGATGATTTGAAGGCACTTGGGCTCTGATGTATCCGGACGGCACGTTTGCTCGGATTATTGAAGTCGCATTGGCTGAAGTCGGAACCGTTGAGACTGGCGAGAATCTGACAAAGTACGGCAAGTTTACAAAGGCCGATGGATTGCCCTGGTGCGGTTCGTTCTGTAATTGGGTCTTCCACACTGCCGGCGTCAAGATTCCGTCAATGGTTTCAACGGCTGCCGGAGCTCATAAGATGAAAGAGCTTGGCCGATGGATTGAGGATAAGCCGCAGCTAGGCGATCTTTGCTTTATGGACTTTCCACACGATGGCATTGATCGCATCAGCCACATCGGAATTGTGGTCAAGGTTGGCAATACCAGCGTTCTTTGCATCGAGGGCAATACTTCCGGCACTGGTGATCAGCGCAACGGCGGAATGGTGATGATTAAGCAACGCTATATTGGCAAGGAGATTGTTGGTTTCGCTCGCGCTCGCTTGACAACCTATGCTGGAGAATATCCAGTGGTTGAGCTAATCCAAAAGGCTAAGCCAAAGGAGAAGAAGAAATGAACGAATTAAAATCAGCGGGGGCATCGTGGTTAAGGGCTTCAATTTCGGCCGTTGCAGCTCTGTATATGTCTGGGATTTCGGATCCAAAAGTCTTGGTCAATGCTTTTCTTGCTGGGCTATTAGCTCCGGCTGCCAAGTTTCTTAATCCAAAAGATGCAGCTTACGGACTCGGCAAGAAATAAGTGTGGCGGTGGATAGGGCTGGGCTTGTTATTGCTAGCCTTATCTTCCTGCAATTTAGGAGATTCGGTTAGATATGAGTGCCAAGTCTATGAAAACTGGGAGAAACCAGAATGTCAGAAGCCAGCGTGCATCGCTACTGGAACTTGCACTGAAGACATCATTGGATCATTCTATCCAGAAGCCGGCACGACGCCGTAATCCAGAAGACGTCCATGCGCAGCTTATCCTTATCATTGGATCAACACTTGCGGCAGTATTTCTCATAGTCACACTAGGTATCACTTACGCACTTATCTTTGTTACTCAGCCAATCGGTGGACAAGCACCTAACGATGCAGCTTTCATAGATTTACTTAAGACGTTAGCCATTTTCTTAACTGGCTCACTTGGCGGCGTTCTAGCTGGTAATGGACTAAAAGCAAAACAAAAACAGACCGAGGACACGCCGAAAAATACGCTTGATTCTTGACCATGTCGGCCATCGATGTCATTCTGTATTTGGGAGCATTCGACAAGGCTCCCACGGGAGCAAAAAATGACATCAGGTGAAATCGGTTTATTTCTGTTTATGTGTCTGGCCTGTATTTTATGGTCGATTGTGAGCTACACAATGGGCTACAAAGAAGGCCACAAAGAAGGCTATCAACGCGGTCGAGCCGTAGGCCGTCACGCATCAGCTCAGGCGGTGGCTAAGTGAGCTTCTTAGATAATTATGAAGATGTAGCTGCACGCATTCAGCGATTCTGGGCTACCTATCCAACAGGCAAAATCCACACATCAATCATGGACGTAAATCTTGAAAAGGGCTACGTCCTAGTCGAGTGCCGTATCTATCGCAACTACGAAGATCAGGAGCCAGCCGGCATTGACTACGCCTTTGGCAACGTAAACACCTACAACGTTCAGATGAAGAAATGGTTTGTAGAGGATACAGTGACTTCGGCGATTGGAAGATGCGCGGGTCTAGTTCTTGGATCAGAAAAGCGTCCGACAGTCCAGAATATGCAACAGGTAGAGCGCATTGATCCAAAGATTGTGCAGGATAGCGCGGTGGCCTATGACTACTGGAGCACAAAGCATGGAGACGTTCCGTCGTTTAAGACACGCGAAGAAGCAGAAGAGGCTGGCATTCCGACGCTCGGAGTAGCTATTGACACCATCAAAGAGACT